GCTTCGTTTACAAGATACTTAACAAGAAAACAAACAAATACTATATAGGTAAAAAGATATTGCTTAATAAGCGTACTAAACCACCATTAAAAGGTTATAAGCGTAAAAGAATAGAATGGGTAGAAAGTAATTGGTTAAAATATACTGGAAGTAATGCAGAAACAAAAAAATGGTTAATTGAAGATTGTGAAAGGAAAATAATGTACATTTGTTATAATCGAACAATGATGACTTATTATGAAACTGCTTTACAATTTCAAGAAAAGGTTTTAGAAAGTGATAATTTTTTAAACGATAATATTTTAGGTAAATTTTTTAAAACAAGAATAATCAAATACAAAGAAGATGAATCAAACAAAAATACAAGATGATAGTAAAGAGGTTAAAAGAATGGAGATGCAACTTTTGTATGATGATGCTTATGTTGACATATCAGAGGAAGTAAAATATCCACCAGTAGCAATCAGTTGTGGTTCTTACACAGAAAAGAATACAGATGGCACAAATACAGAATATCCAATACCTTTAGGAACTTATGGTAATTTTAGCTTTGTACAAGCACCCCCAAAGGTTGGTAAAAGTTTCTTCACAAGTTTAATCACATCTGCTTACCTAAATAATGGAAACAAACTTACTGGTAAAATAAAAGGACATAGAAAAGGTAGAAACGTAATTCACTTTGATACAGAACAAGGAAGATTTCACGCTCAAAAGGTTTTTAGGAGACCAATAATAATGAACGGTTTAGAATCTGATAATAAGTATTATACTTATGCTTTAAGGAATATGAATCCAGCAGATAGAATTGATTTTATAGATTACGTATTAGAAAATATTTTAGATTCTAAAAATATAGGTTTAATAATTATCGATGGAATTGCAGATTTAGTTTCTGATGTAAACAATCTTGAACAGTGTTCAATAGCAGTACAAAAATTAATGTCTTGGACTGATTTATATAAATGTCATATTGTAACGGTTATACATTCAAATTATGGAAGTGATAAACCAACTGGGCATCTTGGAAGTTTTTTAGAAAAGAAAGCAGAACTACAAATTAAGTTAGAAGCAAATCACGTAAACAAGGGCTGGGTTTCAGTTGAATGTAAAAGAAGTAGAAACAGAGGATTTGAACCTTTTAGCTTTTTAATAAATGAAAACGGTTTGCCAGAATTTGTTGATAATTCATATGAATTTTAATTAATATATTTTACCTATATTAGCATATATGCAAAACTGGAAAGAAAAGGATTTATTCGAATGGTTAAGTAACAACCATTACAAAACATTAGTAAACAGTAAAAATCCAATTTCAAGATGGGATTGCTATGATATTGAAACTCAAAATAGAATAGAGTTAAAATGTAGGCGGAAACATTATGATACTTTAATACTTGAAAAAAGTAAATACGATGCTATGCTATTGGAATCAAATAAAAATTTAGATATACCAATTTACATTAATAGCACACCAGAAGGAATATATTTATTTAACTTAAACGAAATAGATATAAAATGGTTTACAAAATCATTACCAGCTACAACGGAATTTAAAAAGCGTATTTGGGTTAAGAAAGAAATAACAGAATTACAAGTAATAAAAGCAATTAAATTAAAATAAAAACAATGGAATCAATCACATTATTAAACAAGGAAGTATTTAACAAAGAAGAAATATTAGTTAAAATGATGGATGATACGTTTTACTATGGTTATCTTGGTAAGCACGCTTTATCTTCATCAAGTTGTAAAAGTCTTTTGGAATCTCCAGAAGCATACGTTGAATATATAAATAAACCACCAAAGGATAAAGAACCTCAACCGTTTAGAGATGGTAGATTAATTCACTTGTTAAGTTTAGAACCGAATAGAATAGACGAATTAACAATTATAGAAAGCACCAAAGGAAGTAAGGCTTATAAATTAGCAGTTGAAGAACAATTACCACAAACTGTTTACACTTTAGCTGAATTAAATAGATGTAAGGCAGTTGCAGAAGCTGTGCTAAACAATAAAGATTTTAGTAGGTTAGTTAAACAAGCAGAATTTGAAGTGCCAGAAATAGGCTATTATAACGATTTACCATTTAGAGGAAAAGCGGATATACTTTTACAAGGTATTGTAGTTGATTTAAAAACTACAAGTGATATTAGTAGGTTTTCAGAATCTGCTTTACTTTACAATTATGATTTACAAGCAGCACTATATTTAGAATTGTTTGGAGCGTTTGAATTTAATTATGTTGTAGTGGACAAACAGACAAAGGAAGTTGAATTTGTTACATTATCAGATGAATTTATTGCTGGTGGTTATGAAAAGTTAAAAATAGCTACTGACAATTACAAAAAGTATATTGATAATAAAGAATTTTATGATAATAATTTAGAAATTTAAAGTTATGGGAAAAAGACAATGCAATCAATTAAATTCAGTTGCTTATAATAGCTGTGTAGATAGTTATTATCAAACAAAAGACAAAAATGATGTGTATGAATATTGGCTTTACTTATTAGAGGCTCGTAGAATGTGTGAAGCAAATGGAGTTGAAAAAGCATTAGAACTAATAACATTACTTGAGGACTTAAATATAGATGGCAAAGGTAAAGAAGAAGATAAAGATTAAAGATTGCAATTACGATGCAATGCGTTATTGTTTTAAAAAAGGCTTTAGAATATATCCAAAGGTTTCTGGTTCTAAATTTAAAGTGTTTTATACTTTAGGTGGTAACGGGCAGTTTTATATGAAAGGTAAAGAATTTACTAAAGAGGAATCATTCCAAGCAATTTGGGATTTGTACACTAAAATTTACGAATACGATAAAAACAAATAAAATATGAATAGTTTAGAAAAATTATTAGAAATTACAGAAACATTTAACAGAGAGTTAGAACTTGCAAAAGAAAAAGATGATAGAAAAGGTATGCCAGTATATTCTGGTGTTCTTACTTATTTTCCAGATGCTTTAAAAGAAGTTGCTAAATGTAGTTTAGCAGGACAGAAACAACACAATCAAGGAGATAAATTGTATTGGGATAAAAATAAAAGTTTTGACAATGAAGATGCTTTAGTTAGACATTTAATAGACCATTCAAAGAACCCAGTTGATGAAGATGGTATATTGCACTTAGCAAAAGTAAGTTGGAGAGCATTGGCTTCTTTACAAATATATTTAGAGAATAGATAATAAAAAAGTTTAACAATGTTTATAAGGGTGGCAAATAGCTATCCTTTTTTTATATATAAATGTTAAATTATGTTAAAGTTTGTTAAAAGGTAGTTTATAATTAATATTATTTTGTATATTCGCATTATAATTAAAACAAAAACAAATATTATGGAATTACAAAATTACATTAAAATTTATTTAAATTGGGAAACTAAAGATTTATTTGATCAACTTTATTTTTTACAAGAACAAACCTACACTACAATAAATCAATATCGTATTGTAGCAATTCAATCAGTAATTAAATCAAGATAATTATAAACATTATGGAAAAGTATAAGCAAAATTTAAAAGTGATTGGTAATCAAGTTTGGAGTTACTCTACACACGTTGCAACAATAGCAGACGACAAATTGTTTCAATTAGGGTATTGGTCACAAACAACACAAAAGCACATTAATTACGTAGCTTCTGAATTAGATTTAATTTTAATAAAATAATAATTATGAAACTATTTGAAGACGACTGGGGGGTTGATAATTCCCCCATAGAAAACGTAGAAATTACAACTACAATGTTATATTTTAGCAGACAAGAATTAAAAGAATTCAAAACCCTTTGTAAAAAAGGTATTAAAAAAGAATTCGGTCAAGATTACCAGCAGAAAGGTAATTTGAGCGATTTATTATTAAAAGTTTTAAAAGAAAAATACAATGATTGAAAAAATTATAGTCAAAAGGGTTTTAAGTAAAGAAAATGCTGCCAAGCTAAAAACAAAGTTTTTAACTGAAAAACATTATAACAAATTAATAACAGAAGGTACAGATGCCTATGACAACTTTGGCAACCTTTTATTCCGTTTCCGTAAAAACGCAATTCCTTTTGATATTTTAAAAAGCGGTGTTGATGCCTTTGAAAGTTCTATTGAATTAACAGAAAGCCGAGGCAGTGCAA